CTTTGTTCTCAGATGCAATTTGTCTTGATCCTTCGCCTTGCGGAGCAATTCGACAAGCGAATGCAAATCATCAAGGTTGTCGGCAGGGTTGCTTGATGCTTTGCTCTCAGCTTCTTTTAACGCATTTTCAACCTCGGCTAGTTCCTTGCTTTTGGATCGGAGAAGTTGCATCAAATGAGGCTCAACTCCGTTTTCATCCATATCTTTCTGTAGCATTTCGCAATCCCTGCGCAGAGCCTTCACCTTGCCATCAAGAACGCTCACTTCATCCTCGGCGTTAACCTTTGTCTCTCCGGTCAACTCATGTGCCTTGATTTCATAGAGTCTATCGAGTATCGCGTTCTCGATATGGGCATAGGGGAAAGTTGCTCTATCGGCGTCTTCCTCTCCTCTTTGAGCCTTTGCCGTCTGAATGATCGTCCGATTCCAGTTAGGTTGATCCTTCTTTCTGGCTTTGTTCGTGAGATGGTACTTGCTACCATCTTGAACGGACACCATTAAGCCACTAAAGAGATTGGCAACTTGCTCGCCTTTCCTTCCGCGATGAATTTTCCTAGATGTTAAAGCCGCTTGTGCGCGGTAGAAAGTTTCATCGCTGATAACGCGGGGGAAGTAGTCAGGAATTACCTTGCCTACAGGAGTAGGCTTGCCGTCTACCATCTCGCAAGGTTGAAACTCGCCTAAGACATTGCGATTGCGGAGCAACTTTCCAATGCGCGGACGATTCCAATTGAGACTATTGCGGCGGACATGGGGAGGTTTGATGCCTCGTCGGTATAGTTCCTCGGTGATGCTATCGAGTCCGTATCCATCAATGCACAATTGAAAGATCGTCTCAACAAGCCGCACCATATCGGGGAGGACTTCCCATTTTAACCGATCCGCTGACAACTTGAGCCAGAAAGGAGCCTTTCCGGTCAACTTGCGAGTGTTAGCCTCGGCTCGCCGTCCGTCCCAGGCTTCTTTCGCACGGTGAGACTTCATGGAGGATTCTTCATGGGCGCGGCAGAGCGTTAACACGATTTCCAGAGCAAGGAAGGTATCGCCTGCGCTCTCTGCGGTATACTCGCGCTCCGGTTGAAGAGTCACAATGGAGATGCCAGCGCTGAGAATTTGATTGACAAGGGAGGCTCCGTCTAGCGGCTTCTGCCTGGAGAGCCGATCAAGCGATTCAAGGATGAGGACTGAGCCGGACGGGACTTTCCCCGCTTTGATTTGTTCAAGGAACATGGATAGCGCTGCTCCCTCCCGCAAATGCCGTCCGTGGAACGCCGATTTGCCGTGATCGGCTTTGAGGGAGTTGTCTAGGGTCAACTCAAGATGGCGAGCGAGGTAAGCATCTCTCAGCTTGAGTTGTCGTCTAACGCTGTCTCCCTTGGCTTGTTCCGTTGACGAAAACCGTAGGTAACTGTACGCTCGCTTCATCGTAGATGCTCCTGTTTTCGCGGTAAAGATCGACCTACAAGCATTCTACGGATTGCGGAGTATTTGTCAACAAGAGCGAACTGTTCGCTACACATACCCCTATAGGCTCACCTGACTTGTTCCGGCTCTGTTCGGGATGGGGAGAGATGGGAGAGCCTCCCCCAGCGCCGCCCGATCCGCGAGGAACCTAGACGGCTCTGGAAATGGCAAGAGCGGAGGGAAGTCCTCCGCTCTCTGCTTTGCCGTCGATCATTCGCCATTGTCCTTTGGCTCGCCGAAGGCAAGGACATAAGCCTCCATGCGGGTTTCCGAGTTGTCCGGCTCTCCCGCTTCCCAGAGCTTCAGCAACTCTACCGCGAAGCGATCATGTCCTCTGTCCTTGATCCGTTGAATCAAGTCCACTTGTTCAAGAGACAACATTGTCATTCCCCTTTCTAAAGTCTAAAGTCCACCGTTACCGCGATGCTTGCCTCGTTCGTCCGTCTCGGTTAGTGAGCCTTCCTCGATCAACTCCTTGCGAAGGTTGTAGAAGGTAGCCTTGCATTGCCCGGTTTCCTTGACAAACTTCTCAAGGCGTTGTCGAGGCGTCAAAGTTTTGTCCTTGCACAACTCCAAAACCTTCAAGACAACCTCGTCGTAGCAGAAGGCGTTGAGGATGTTCTCTTTCCAGTTAACGCCGGCTTTCTTGTCGGCGATGGGATCGTTGTACAGCTTCCGCATGTCCATCTTGGCAGGGTCGATGCGGTCGAGGATGCTACCGATAAACTCATAGACTTCCTTGTCCTTAACCCAAGAGCCTGCGAGGTTGTGGACTTCCACCGGGCTAGGGCGGAAGTAAATCAACCGGGCGCGGGACTGCAAAGCAACATGCTTCGTAGGGTAGTTGGCGATGATGCAAAGCCGGCTCGTTGTGGAGAAACTTGCCGGTATGTCGTTGCTCTTTAGCCAAGTGTTGCTTGTCCCATAGATCAAGTCTTTAACGGGACGATGTTCGCCCAGCGCTGAAAGCAACTTCGCGCCTACCGTGTACTGTGCAACGTGTTCCGCATCGTCGAGGATCAAAGGCTTGTTCTTATGCCGGAAACACTCCGCGTAGAAGAACATGGGGGAGAGTTGTCCGCCGCTAAGAATGACGGCATCCGTCCCTTTAACGGCTTTCTTGATGGACTCGGATTTACTGAGTCCGGGTTTGCCTTGAACCCAGAGAAACGGATAGTGTCCTTGGGCAAAGCCCTTGAGGTACTTCTCAAGTTGTTCGTAAGAGCGCACGATGGTAGCGCCCTCCGGTATTTCGGCGATTCGTGGCATTGTTCATGGTCCTCCTTTTCTTTCGTCGTTCACCCTACTAGGGGTAGTGGGGGTTAGCTTTCCTGTCTAATTTGGACGCTTTTTCGGATTTTTAGGAAAATAGTTGCAAGTCCTCTTACTGTCGCCTTTTGCGTGGATTCTTGGACTCAACAACCCTCGTCCGCCTCGTCCGGTCATGTCTAGTTCTGTCTAGTTTCGCCCTCCTCATCTCCCAGGCTCTAGGGTTCGTGGGGGATAGCGGCGTCAATGTCAACATTGACGTAGACATTATATCAACACGTTAACGCCAATCAAGTAGACATTAAACTTTTTTTCTGATTGATCGGAGCCGGCTCTATGCTATAACCGCCATTCGCTTAGACTTTAGACTTGTCACTTGTTTACAGAAAAGATATGCGAGATGCCTGGCAACGAGACATCTTTGAAAGATGTTCGTGCATTTTGAACACCTCGGAAAGGTATGCAGGCATCTTTGAAGTTGTCTCTTTACGAAAAAAAAGCGCCGTCGGATTGTAGGAGTCCGACGGCGCTTAACCGAAAGTGAAACTCGTAAAGGACAATTTAAGTATAGTGCGGCAAGGTTGAAGTTGCAATTCGAGTCTCACCGTTCTATATAAAAGGTAGGTTGTGAGCAACGGACTTTATCCTGACCGGCTCGCGGTCGAAAAAGGAAGGATGACGGCAGGCGTAACGTCGCGTAAAAGATTAACGCCAGAGGAACAAGTTAATCGGAGGCTCTACTCGACATGAGCAAGAGCAACGGGTATTAAAACCTCTACCCGAAGTAAGAGGCAACCGAAAGAGATCGCGTAAAGGCGTTCCGGGCAACGGGCAAGTATTTGATCTTGTGTAGAACCCATACGTCCCGGTCATTAAGACACATACTATCGAGTGAGGCACACCAGCCGTTGACCTTGGTAGATAAAAAATCTCGTCAGTAGGGGCAACGCCGTAGGAGTTGCTGCTTTCTTCGCTTAATCATCTCCGCATACTTCTAGCGCTTACTCACTCTCGATACAGAGCATTCTTTACTTCAATACGCTTTAATACGCTTTCAAATGCGCTAAAGAGAAGAGTAAAGAAAGAACATTAAAAGGCTCTGTGTGTGTAGGGAATGGGGCGCTATTGTCTTTAACTGTATTTAACTCTTTCTTAAGCGCATTTGAGAAGTTGTCTTCCCATTTAAGCGCATGACATCCCTCTTGCAATTTACTCCCAAAAGAGCGAACATCGAATTACGCTTTAGGATCAACTCAGACAAGAGATAATCCTGAAGAGGACAATCCGCTCATGTGAACGGAGAAGTCTCAACAGAAACGAAATGGTAACGATTAAACCGAAAGGGAAAGATGACCGTCAAACAACTTATCGAGAAACTGAAACAGGCGAAGAACCAAGAGCAAGACGTTCTGCTCTGTATCCATGAAGGTATCGAGACTCATGTGGAGCCTCTCGATTTCGTGGATGTTATCAATACGGAGAAGACGCCGGTTATTCTTGAGTCTGCCATTTTCAAGAACGAATGGGACGATGTAAGCATGGCAACCAGAGCCAAGGACGATTTGACGCTAGGCGAACAGGTGGCTTTTGGTCTGGTTGAGCCGTAAAGAATCTAAAGTCTAAGCGAATATCGAATAGCCAAGGTCAACGCCTTGGCTATTCTTTTGCGCTCTTGGCGTTGTGACATGGAACACAGAGAGCCTGCCAATTGCGACTATCCCAAAACTTCACCATGTCGCCTTTGTGGGGAACGACATGATCCACAACCGAAGCTGCAACCGTCTTACCATCTCTGAGGCAGTAGACACAAAGCGGATTGGCTCGCAAGAACAAGAGCCGTTCGCGTTCCCATCGTGAGTTATAGCCGCGCTGGGTAGAGGACGGTCGAGGCGACCATGCCTTGACCGATGCGCACTTGCCGCCACAAACTTTGCGGCACTTGCTACATATCTTAGGTGCGGAATGAGGCATAAACTATCTATCAAACGCGAAGAACAACTCTTTAAGCATCTTGAGGCTTTGTTGAATGATTGGCGGCAACGTCCATCTCAAGATTTGCAGCGCCGAATTGAAGAAACGATCAAGGCTCTATCAAACGAAAGAGCCTCGACATAACGCCGAGGCTCTCACGAACCAGCGTAACTATCACTTCGTCAGTTTCGCCAGCGCCTCAAGACATTTGGCGAGCCGGTCAAAGCCTCCGACTTCATCCGCCATTTCCTTAAGCGCCGCCATTTGCGCAGCGATTGCCTCAACGCTGTCTCTCTTTTCGGCTAGTTCCTTGACCGTAAGCAAATCGGTCAAGGTTGGCTCGCCGTCGTCCTCCTCATCATTGTCTTTCTTCTTGCTCTTGCTCTTGTAAACGCTCCATGTCTTAGCGTCCACAGTGACGCCGTACTTTGCCTTGATCCAGTCCCGCGCCTCTTCGCCGTCTAATTTCTCAGCGATGGCAGCGCGGACAGCCCCAGCCTTACTCATCGGCTTTTGTGGCTTTGCCGCCTCTGGTGCCGATTGTTTAGGACTTGTCTGCTTTGCTGCCGTTGGTTGTGGAGGATGCGTGTCTGCTGCTTTGTCCTTTGCCATTGTCGTTTACCTCAAAGCGTTGTTCATGTTGCCCGTTGACGTTAACGGCAACATCAATCCTACTCGCCGAGGTTAACGCTGTCAACACAAACGCCGTAGGTGTTGAGGAACCTACGGCGCAAGTGAAAAAGAGTTGTTGCATCTCTGGGATTCCCATTCCAGATTAGCAACCATATATAGAAGCGCTGCCATCAAAACCAAGAGCCGTTGTGATAACGTCTCACAACGGCTCTTGGGAAATGGGTTTGTCGAGGCAATTAACATAGCGTCATGTCATCAATTCCACATCACATCAACACATAAACGCATAACCATCCATCGGAGTATACCCCATCCGTTTCTTAGGAGCCGTTCCGCCACCGACCGCGAGCCGAGTCGCGCACATTTTTTTCGCCGTTTTGACCCCATTTCAGGGGGAAATCAAGGCGGAATTGACCTAGATACGGCATGTTACCTGAAAATCGCTTCAAATGTCCAACGTGGGTCAACTCGCAAGGAAAAGCATGGTGGAAAAGAAATGCGCCGTCCTTGCTTCACGTTGGCATCCTCCATGAAGGCACGTTTGACCTAGTGGCGAGCATGGCGGAAAACTTCGGCATCTACCTTGAGGCTAATAGACACCTCAGAGAAGAGGGAAGAGTTATCGAGTCCCATACGGGCGCACGCAAAGTTAATCCCTATGTGCAAGTCGAGAAACAAGCCTGGGAGATGTATTGCAGAGCCTTCAAAGAGCTACGAATCATTGGCGAGCCGGTCAAGGGTTCAGAGGACGAACTAGAACAATTCCTTAACGTCGAAAAGGGAGTTGAGACACGATGAACGACCTTGACATAGAAGCGTTAAGGGACGAATGGGAAAGGCTCCATCCGACCGAAAGCGTTCATTACATGCCTTGGGGTAAGTACAAAGATCGACCGCTACTTAGAGTACCGATGTACTATCTCAATTGGCTCCTCACTATTGATATTAAAGAATCGCTCCGCCAATCGGTGAGAGAAGCGATTCAACACAAATCAAACATTTTGGAAATCGAGCAAATGGCTTTAACTGATGACTTGCCCTTATACCTTTGATGAACAAGCCGCATTAAGAGTCCGCAAATTCATAGAGACATTTTGCCGCCAATCCAAGGGCAAGTTTGCCGGTCAACCTCTCTCCCTTCTTACTTGGCAATGGGAAGATGTAATCAAGCCTCTGTACGGCTGGAAACGTGCCGATGGTACGCGGAAGTATCGACAAGCCGGAATATGGCTTCCCAAGAAGAACGGTAAGTCAACGCTCGCCGCAAGTCTGGCTCTCTACCATCTCATTGCGGACGGAGAACAGGGAGCCGAGGTTTACATTGTCGCAAACGATCAACAGCAAGCCGGTATCGTCTACTCCGAAGCTGTCAACATGGTGGATCAATCGCCATTGTTGGCGAAGAGACTGGACATTAGAAAGAGCCAAAAGAAAATCCTTCATGCTGAGACAAGATCAATCCTCCGCGCACTCAGTAGCGAGAAGTCCGGCAAACATGGTTACAACTCAAGCCTCGTCCTTGTCGATGAAGTTGCGTTCTTGAAAGACCGCGAACTATGGGACGTTCTCCGCTACAGCACGGCATCCCGCGAGCAACCTTTAATCATCACCATTTCAACGGCTGGATACCTGGCGAGCGAATCAATCGGTAAAGAGTTGTACGACTATGCGAAGAACGTGAAGGAAGGAAAGATCAAGGACGAACATTTCCTCCCTTGCATCTACGAAGCTGACGCGGACGGAGATTTCCGAGACTCCGAACAATGGTACAAAGCGAACCCATCCCTCGGCGTTACATTGTCCGAAGTCGAATTCAAGGAAGCTGTCAAGGAAGCTGAGTCCGACCCAAGAAAAGAAGCCAACCTAAGAACGCTCCGTCTCAACCAATGGCTCGGAAGTGCGGCGCAATGGCTCTCAACTCCCCTATGGGACTCTTGCGGCAAACCGTTCGCCGAGGATGCCTTACATGGAGCCGAGGCATTCGTCGGACTGGACTTAGCTAGGAAGCATGACCTTGCCGCCTACGTCCTTCTCTTCCACCAGGGCGGACTCTACTACTTGCTCCCGCGTTTCTTCATCCCCAGAGAGAACGCCATTAGGAAAGAGCAAGTAGACCATGCTCCGTACATGACATGGGCAAAGCAAGGACTCCTAACGCTCACCGATGGAGACGTTATCGACTACTCGTTTATCAGGGAGTCCTTGAAGAAAGACAAAACCCAATATGACATTAAGGAAATCGGCTATGATCCTTACAACGCCGAACAACTTTGCAATCAACAACTCCGATTAGAAGATGGTTTCGAGGTTGTCGAGATTAAACAGACCATGCCGTTCCTTGCTCCCGCTACCTCCATGTTTGAAAGGCTCTTGAAGGAAAAGAAGATTCGCCACAATGGTAATCCTGTCCTACGTTGGCAAGCTGGAAATGTTGCTGTCCGTCAAGATGCCAACCAAAACATTATGATAGACAAACTCAAATCTACCTCAAGGATCGACGGCATAAGCGCCGCAATCATGGCGCTACAGAGACAGATTAACGCGCCGTCTCAACCTCAGATGCCTCGAATATGGAGTTTCGATTACTAAATACCACAATGTTTAATTGGCTTACGAATTGGTTCAAGGGCAAAGAACAACGCTCTCTTGAAAATCCCGCTGTCCCGTTGTGGACTCCAACGGCTTACGATTACCTCGTAGGGCGCAGAAGTAGCGCAGGCGTTCCGGTCAACCGTCAATCCGTCCTTGGTATTACTCCCCTTTGGCGCGGCGTCAATCTCATCTCTCAGAAGGTTGCACGTCTCCCGCTGAACGTCTACAAGAAGAACAAGGACGGCGGAAGAGAAATAGACGTTGAACATCCGGCACAATGGCTCTTGGCTTGCAGACCATCGGCTCTCTATACGCCATTCTCTTTCAAACAAACGATGGTCTATCATGCGCTTCTTCATGGCAACGCCTACGCCTACATTTTTCGTCAAGAGTTTGGCGAGCCGGAAGAGTTGTTGATTCTCAATCCCGATTACACTTTCCCAGCGCTGGACAATGGGAAACTCTGGTATGTAACGAGGATGAACAACACGGACAGGAAGCTACTTCCCGAAAACGTCTTTCATCTCAAAGGTTTGTCCGATGATGGCATTGTTGGACATAGCGTTATCGACGTATTAAGAGAGGCTCTTGGTTTGACAATGGCTCAACAGCGTTACGCCTCGACGTTCTTCCGCAACGACGGCTCGCCTGGTCCTCTCATTCTGAAAACGCCAAACTTCTTGAAGGATGACGAATACAGGAAACAATTCAGAGAGCAATGGAGCAAGATTCACGAAGGACTTGATAACAAACATCGTGTCGCAATCTTGGAGAACGGACTAGAACCTGTTGTCAACGAGATTGACCACGAAAAGCAGCAATTCATAGAGAGCCGTCAATTCTCCATCATTGACATTGCTAATGTGGTTGGTGTTCCTCCGCACAAGTTAGGAGCCAATGTCACAACGTCCTATGGCTCTCTTGAGTCCGAGGAAAGAGCGTTCCTTAACGATACCTTGGATGGATGGTTGACGGCGATTGAAGAAGAAGCAGAACTAAAGTTGCTTACAACCAGGCAAGTAACAAGCGCTTCAAGGTTTATCGAGTTTGACAGACGATCCCTAGAGCAAGCCGACTACAAGACGCGCTCCGAGTCCTTGATAGGGGAAGTTAACAATGGCATCCGCACAGAGAACGAAGCAAGAGCGCTCCTCAACCTTCCGTCCGTTGGTTCAGACGGAGATAGGCTCCGTATGCCGTCCAACATTACGTTCATCGACCTTGTAGGACCAAAAGACGATCCGGCAACCGATGAACCGGAGCCGATGGTTGAAACCAGTCCGGCAACGGGAGACACCGACGAAAAAGAGCCTGTGAATACCGATCCGAACGGCGCAGGCATCGGCGTTGATGCGCCAGACTCTAACCGATTCAAGGCGCTTCTCAAGAGCGTTGTAGAACGTGCCTGTAAACGCATTAGGAAAGCGATGGAGGCGAGAAAACATGCGGAGCCGTCCCAAGTCCTAGCCGAACATCAAAGCGTTGTAATCGAGAGCCTGGAGCCGGCAACCGACCATGCCGCCGCGTTCGTGGATGAATGGTTCAAGGGACTCGCCGAGGAATGCCGCGCTGTCCTTCCCGAACAACTCGATTCCGTCCTAGATCGGATCGACGCAAACGCCATTACAGAGAGGTTGATGAAACATGGAAACGAGAACTAATCAAAGCCAAGTGACGATTGAAACCCGCGCCGATGGTAGCCGCAAGATCAAAGGACTTGCCTCCCCGGTCTACAACGGCAGCGCAGGGACGGAGTACGAATTGATGGACGGAGTTTTCGAGCGCTTCATGCCTGGTGCCTTTGATCGACACTTACAGACCGCGCCCGAAATCATCTCCACCTACAACCACGATAAGAGCAAGGTACTAGGTAGGACTCCGCACACGTTAAGAGTATGGAGCGAAAGAGACGGGTTGCATTACGAGGTTGACTTGCCCGAAACTTCTTTCGGCAAGGACTTGTTAATCTCCATCGAAAGAGGAGATGTTAAATTCTCTAGTTTCGGCTTCATTCCATCAAAGGCGAAATGGACAAGGGACGGCGATAAGGAAGTGAGAGAGATACATGAGGCAAAGTTAATCTCCGTCGATCCTGTGACGGTTCCGGCTTATGGTGGATCAAACGTAGGACTCCGAAGCGCCGAGGAACGTGCCGCCATTGAAGCTGAACGACAAGCCTGGCTCGCCGAGGTTGAGACGGAGAAGAGAGAAGCAAGGTTGAAGGAAATCTTGAGCAAGTGAATACATACAGCATTAACCCAAGTGTTGATGTTAAGTCCCAAGAGGCTTATAGGAGAAACAACATAAGTCCAAAGAGGTTTAATGAACAGTGTAGAACTACGCGAAAAACGCGGTCAACTCGTTAAGGAATTGCAATCCCTTGTAACCAAGGCGAAAGAAGAAAAGCGCTCCTTGACCGGAGAAGAACAACAGATTTTCGACCGCATCGACGGCGAGCAGGAACGCCTCAAGACGGAGATTGACGGACTTGAGCGCATCGAGAAATTCGACGGCATGAGCCTTGAAGAGTCTCGCCAGCAAATCCGCTCTCAGTCCCGTAAGCCGGAACCAATCATCAAGACGGAGGACAGGAAGAAAGCCTTGTCCGGTTGGTTCACTTTCGGCTCTCCAAGCTGTAAGCGCGAATGGCGCGAAGCTGCCGATAAGATGGGCGTAAATCTTGCATCCCCATATATCCGCGTTCCGCTCTTGAAGAACGCTCCCAAGCAGGAAGAGACGCGCGAGAACATCCGCGCCAAGGTCGAGGAACGTGCCCAGACCGTAGGAACCCTTACGGCTGGTGGAGACTTGGTAGCAACCGATATTCAGCTTATGTCAGAGGTTGAGGTAGCTCTCAAATACTACGGCGGCATGTTGCAAACCGCGCGTGTTCTCCGTACCGAAACCGGAGCCAACCTCCCGATTCCAACGACAGACGATGTTGCGAACGCAGGCGTTATCATCGGTGAAGGTAGCAGCATTACCGAGGTAGATGAAACCTTCGGGCAAATCATCCTCAACGCCTACAAGCTGACAAGTGGAACCGTCCAAGTCTCTTGGGAATTGGCGCAGGATGCCGCCGTTGACCTACCGGAATTCCTCGGTCAACGCCTTGGTATTCGCCTGGGTCGAGGCATCAACAACTATTTCACCAACGGAACCGGCTCCGGTGGAAGTCCAGCACAACCGCGCGGCTTCATTCTTGATGCCACTAGCGGCGCAACGTCTCAGACCGCAGGCGGCACTACGCTTGTGTATGCTGACTTGGTTAATCTGCAAATGGCTCTTGATCCTGCTTATTGGGAGGGCGCACGTTGGCAGTTTAACAGTAACACCATGAAGAAGTTGAAGTTGTTGGTTGACGGCAATGGTCGTCCATTGTGGCAACCAGGCTTGCAAGGTTTCGCGGAAAAGAATGAGGATACCATTTTGGGTTTCCCATTCACGTTGAATCAAGACATGCCGAACATGGGTTCTAGTGTTGTAGGACCATTGGCGTTCGGACGATTCGATAAGTACCTCGCGCGTATCGTGGCAGGCGATGATTCAGGCGTTGAACTGATTCGTTTGAATGAGCGTTACGCGGATGTTGGGATGATTGCTTTCATCGCATTCGTTCGTATCGACGGACGATTGATTGACGCCGGTACTCATCCTATTCAAGTCCTAACTTGCGACTACTAAGCATCGTTCCTTGAAGGTTAAGACAAACCTCGGCGTTCTCGTTGACGCCGAGGTTTTCTTTTGCGCTCTCCACTAAATACCTTCATGCTGGTATTAGTTAATCAAACCGCGTTCTCCGCTCTACAAGCAAGCGATATTAGGACTCACCTTAATATCACCGATACCTCTACGGATGCCTACATTCAGAGCCTCATTGATGCCGCCGTTGTCTATTGCGAGCGTATCACCGGACTTGATTTGCGCCCTACAACGTGGAACCTTGTTCTAGGTCAGTTTCCAATCTGGGCTAACTATTCATGGGGAGACAGATACGGCAACTATCTAAGCCTCTTCCCCTACCTTAACGAGTTTGCAATCGGTAGGGACTTGCAGCGCTGGCAGGAAATCCTCCTACCAAGAGGACCAGTAACCGCCGTCAACTCCATCAAATACTACGATGTAACGAACGCTCTGCAAACGCTGCCAACGAGTAGTTACAACGTAGTTCTTCCAAGTTACACAGCGGGAAGGATTGAGCCAAACATCTATTGGCAATTGGCGTATCCTCGCCCTGATGCCGTTACTGTCAGCTTCACTAGCGGCTTTAGCAACAACAGCGGAGATGTTAATTACATCCCGCAAACGCTCATTCATGCTGTCAAGTTGTTGGTTGGCTTATGGTGGAATCAGCGCGAGGACATTAACTATGATCCTCGGACGGTTCAAGGGAACGTAGGCATGGCGGTTGATAGCCTGCTGTCTACCTTTAGACCAGCATTGTACAGATAACCTTAGACTTTAGACTTTGAGCCAGAGTCTAAAGTCTAACAGAATGGAGCCTATGCGAGCCGGAAGCCTCAAGCATCAAGTGTTGATCCAAGAAAAGACCGTCACCGGAACCGGAGATAGAGGGCAACCCGTCTACACATGGAACACGTTGATAACGGTTCCCGCGTCCATCTCTCCATTGAACGGCAGAAAGGCGGAAATTGCACGGCAGTTAGTTGCATCGGCAACCCATACCGTAACACTCCGCTACTATGCCGGTCTAACGGAAACCATGCGCCTCTTGTATGGCTCCAGGGTTTTCAACATCGGCTTTATCAAGAACCTCGACGAATTAAACTTCACGCAAGAACTACTTGTAACGGAACAAAAGAATGGCATCTAAGATTTTGCATATCGACGTTGAACAAGTAGCCGATGGATTTGTTTTCAACGGCTTAGAGGAAGGCATCCTCGAAGTAAGCAAGAGTATGCTTCCGTTCGTGTTGATGAAGTTTTCGGACGGCTCTCTCTACCCCTACGATTATCAAATTGTCGGATGCAAACATGAGGAGCAACTTTACTACCTAGAGGTATATGAAGGTAACAGTTAAAGGCGTTGACAAGGTAAACAAGAAGCTCGATAGCCTCAAGAAAAAGGTATTGAAGAAAGCCATTCGCAAGGGCAGTAGAGCCGGCGCAAAGATCGTCCAGAGCAAAGCCAGGGACTTAGCTCCGGTCAAGACAGGAGCCTTGAAGAAGGGTTTGAAAGTCCGCGCTCTCCCTCGGAGCCGGAGGTACGTCGGCACGATGGTTAGGCTCGCCGATACCGGAGAAGTCTTCTACGGCGCGTTCGTGGACTTGGGAACACACCGAATCGAGGCGCGGCACTTCCTTAAGCAAGCTGCGGACGATGAAAAGGAACGCGCCATCAACACGGCTCTAGCAATCATCAAAAAAGTAATTGAGCAAGGGATGAGTAGTAATGCAAATTGACATTGACCTACGAAGTTATCTCGCCACGAACCTCGGCATTGGCGTTGAACAAAACAAGATTGCGGAGGACTACAACACTTCTCCCGCGCTGATGTTTCAGCGTAGACCATCGACACAAGACTTGTTTCTTAATGGAACCCCAAGTATCAACGAGACAAACTTTGACATTGAAATCTACGGCATCGACATAGACGCCGTGGAAACGACAACCGATACTGCCAAAACTTTGTTGAACGGCTTTAAGGGAACGATGGGAAGTACCTTTGTCCTCGGCGCGTTCGTAACCGACCATGAGGACGATTACACGCCGAAAGTCGAATTGCAAAACGATGAAGGCTTAAATGTCTGCACGTTCGCTCTACAAATCATTTACTGATGCTCTACGAAAACCTTCCTACAACCAAATTCCGCACACTGGTAATCGATCCGCCCTGGAACATCGGCGTAACTTCGATGCGTTATAAGCACCACAAACGACCCAGGCACTTACCCTATCCAACGCTGCCAATCGACGAAATCAAGACGTTCCCTGTCCAGCAACTAGCAGAGGTTGGCGCACATGTCTACACATGGACAACAAACAAGATGTTGCCTGACACATTCGATGTTCTGAAAGCCTGGGGCGTGCGGTATCACCTGACAATGCCTCTCGTCAAGAAAAGCGGCATCGTAGGTGCAAACGGCTATGTTTTCGCCGCCGAATACTGCTTGCTAGGGTTCTTCGGAAAGCCCATGTTGCGGTTCGAGTCCATCGGCAAGTTGAATTGGCTCGTTACAAGTCCAGTACGAGGTAAGCACAGCGTAAAGCCCGATTCGTTCTATTTGTTGGTTGAAACCATGTCGCCTGGTCCTTATCTGGACTGCTTTGCGAGAAGACAGCGGGCTAACTGGACTGTATGGGGGAATGAAGTTGATAGCGACATAATTCTTAAAGCATCGTGACTAAATACCTGCATGAGTCTAGTAAAACGAATTGGTTACGGTTGTACGCTTGGTTGTGACCCAACGGGCGGCACGTCCTACGCTGTCCTTGGAGCCATTGTAGACGGTTGGAAAGGACCGGAAGCTAAAGCGGATGAGGCGGATACGTCCATTCTTGTTGACAAATGGAAAAACTCTCAGCCTGCGCAAGTCGATCCAGGCTCCATGACTTTTCAAATCGCCTATAGCCCAGAAGACACGGGAACAACCACTGTCCTAACTGGCTTGCTGACAAGTGGGGTTGTTGCAGGATGGGAGGTTACTCTTCCCGCTGTCTCCCCAGGAACGGCACAAACTAAGACCTTCTCCGGTTATGTCAGCGGTTTCTCGCCTGATGTTAAGAAGGCGAATCTTGTCGTTGCTGATGTAACTGTTCGTGTTTCCGGTAATCCAGGGTTCTAATTATGCCTTGCTTGAATAAAGAATCATTTCATAATCCGCCTCGGCTCGCCTTAACGAGTTACCCCATACCGGAGTACGGGGCGGAATCCTATGTCAACATCGTTCCCATTACATCGAGGGACTTGCTAGAACTGCAAGCCACGAACGGCAAGGAAGGCAACACTTCCAACATTGATTTTACATTTGATCTTTTGTCGCGCTGTCTAGTCGATGATGACGGCAACCGTCTATTCGCCGATGCCGATGAATGCAAGTCAACGCTCAATCTACCTATGCCTACCTTGGAGGACATTGCCGCCACAATCTTCAAGGCGAGCGGTCTTGATTACAAGAAGGTAGATGACCCAAAAAACTAACCAGCGCCGAGGCGTTTCTCTTTCACCTATGCCTACGCCTCGGCTATCCCCATCCCGACTATCTGTTAGACCATCTCTCCGCGCGTCAATTGCTGGACTGGCAAACCTATGCGGAACAATTCGGACTTGGCATAGACCGCGATGATATTCATTGGGGAATGCTAATGTCTATGCTCTTTAACATCCACAGAGACAAAGATGCTCCCGCGAAGAAAGCAACTTCGTTCATGCCATATTACCAAGAGCCAGACATGCCTGATGTAAGCCAAGAGGATTTCAACGCTCAAATGAAGACTCTTTTTGCCTTGATTCCAACTACATAGGGTATGACATTAATCGCGGCATTAGACATTGCCATTAGGGGGGATACCCACAACCTCGACAAGTCCCTCGACAAAGCACAAAAGGGAGTCAAGGACTTCTCTTCCACAACCGCCATGATCGGAGGCGGCATCGGAGCCTTGTTCGGTGGGTTCGGTGCGCCCATAGGTGCCGCTATCGGCGGAGCGGTCGGTAAGGTAGGGGGCGCACTGGGCGGAATGTTCTCATCGGTCAAGGATGGCTTAGGAAATGCCGTCGATAAGGTCGGTGAGGATATGGGCGGCATGTTCGGCAAGGTATCGAGCGGGATCGACAAGCTAGTAAAGGAAGGATCGGATGAGGCACCAGGTATAGCCAAGAGCTACGCCTCGGCATGGGAGCAAATCACCAGCATTACCAGCGATGCCTGGGAGCGTATCACTTCCGCCGCAAAGCCCGCTCTCGATTTGATTGGCTCTGGTTTCTCTGCTCTTGCCGCGCAGATTGTTCGCTTTCTTAAACCCGTCTTCAATTGGTTGGTCCAAGGCGTAGAAGGGTTCCTTTTTGCTGCGAACGAAGTCTTCATCAAGATAGGCGAGGCAATTAAACCTGCTTGGGACTGGTTAGTCAAACTCATTGATAAATGGGTTGCATCTTCCGAGAATTGGACGGATGGAGGCGAGGTTGCGATCAAGGCATTAAAGGGAATCGGCATCGGTCTATCCTATGTCTATGACGCGATTAGAGCGCTTGCGGGCGCAGCGGCTATAGTAATGGGCAAAATTGTTGACCATCTCGAAAAGCCTTTCTTGAACATGCTGGCGCGTATGTCGGAAGGGTTGGCGGCAATTTTCCCTGATGACTTTGGCGGCGCGTTCTTCAAAGGTATCTCTCAGAAACTCGACAACCTAACAAAACAAGCGGGAGTTGTCGGAAAGGAAATGCAGAAATGGGGAAAGGATGCAATGAAAGGCTTTGGTACAACCGCCGTCAAGGTAGGCAAATTCTTTGATGATGTATTGGAGAAGTTTAAGAACCGTAAACCCAAAGAGAAAGAGGCAGAAGACGAAAAGCCTGGTAAGGCTCCGAAAGCCGTTGAACGCGGGACGGATGCCGCCTTTGAAATCATTGCTAAGGCTCAAGGCGACAAGATGTACAAGGTTGCCAACGAACAACTTCAAGAGTTAAAGAAAATGCTTGATGAGTTGAAGGAAATCCGCCGTAAGAAAGGCGCACCAGGCGTACAAAAGGCAAAGTTGTAACGGAGGAAAATGGCAGTAGTCGGTATCGCCCAAATGCGCCCTGGATACCCAAGGGCGAGTTTTGAATTAGGCATTCAGACAATTATCTGTAAGTACCTTGTCGTTACGGACAGCGTAGAAGATGGTCCTATCACCGTTGTCCTTGCGCCCGGACTTCCGATCCTCTTTCAACCCTACCAATTTGGTAGCGAATATCATCCCTATTGTCGTTGTCGATCCGTGGTCCCTGAGCGCGTCAAGGACGGCTCGCCTGCTTGGGATGTAACCTGCACCTTCACCACGCCTCAGATAAAAGGAGGCGCACATGGAGACGGCGGCAATAGCGACAGCGGATCGGATGGAGGCGCGGACAAAGGCTCAGACGGTGGCGGCACAAAGGAAGAGACGGACGGACAGTTTGAAAACCCGCTCTTGGAAATCCCAGAGGTAGAAACCCATTTCGAGACTTCCCAAATCCCCATCATGGGCGTCTACGATACCTCGCAAAACCCCGCTGTGTTCAAGCCGGCTCAAGCATCAACCGGCGAGATATTCGTTCCTCCTCCGCACATGGAGAATGCGTCTCTTATCTTGACCATAACGAGAAATGAGGCATTGTCCGCAGCGCATCCCCAGCTTGCCGCCACCTACATGAATACTTGCAACTCCGATACCTTTTGGGGTTGTAGTGCCGGACAGGTTAAATGTCAAAACATCACGGTTCAAAGGCAAGTGAAACAACTACCTGGAGGAACAATCTTTCCGTACCTCAGAGTTACTTACATCTTCAAGATTAAAGACACATGGGACTTGAAGATTCTGGATAGTGGCTCTTGGTACTGGTTCCAAAAGAGCCAATCCGAACCCAAGGTAAAGCAGCGTTTCTTGTCTGAGGATAAACAACCCATCCAAGGACTACTTGACGGCAACGGCAACAAGTTAGCCGATGGAGGGACTCCGGTATGGCTGACGATCAGACCTTATAACCGTCTCGCCTTTGGAGCCTTGGGACTACCGCAAAGTTTCGCACAAGTACAGTGAGGAAAAACATGAGCCAAGAGATAACCGTTAACCTAACCTTCAATGTCAACAATCCATCGACCGGAGGCGGATATTCCAATTCGGTAAGGGCAAGCCAACAATATACGCAAAACGCACAAGGCGCTAATGGGGAAGTTGTCAGCATTCCGACAACCGCAACGAACATCGACCTTACGAACCTTACAACTTACGGTTGGGCATACTTCCAAAATCTCGATACCACAAACTTTGTAACGGTCGGATTAAGTGTATCCGCCGTCTATTACTCGTTCTTGAAGTTGAAGCCTGGGGAAATTGCTTTGTTGAGATTGGAGCCTGGCATTACCGTACAGGCGCAGGCAGATACGGCAGCGGTCAAACTCAATTACCTTGTGCTGCAAGATTAAGGGGATGAATGGCAGTCTATGGATTTGATGCACAAGACGTACAACGGCTACGCAATCTGCTAATTGCTTGGGAGCAAGGCAGATTGAACGTACAGGCTCCGCATCAATATCCAGTTAATCCGAATGGTCAAGATACCTTCCTCGGCTACATTCCGCCGTATGATGCCAGTGTTGCAAACTCTGGCTCGATTCAAACGCAAGCAACCGGACTCGTTTATCTTGTTGATGTTTCGCCTAACGATGTTCCTGCTACGCCAGACCTTACGAAACTGGACTACCTCGATACATCGACGCCGTACACTCTCTACAACACAACCGATACGGTTCTTGTTGCCGGTTCCTACGTCCCGATGGTACGGGAGCCGTCCTCTGGTCTGTTCATGCCGGTCGGACCACGGCTCGCCTTTGTCGAGGCTACTTCCTCGACGGCAAGCCTTATCAGCTTGTCGGACGGCGGCACACTAACGGCGTTCCCTGCCGTAGTCCAGCAATTCAACCCCACAAACGGCGGTTTCTCCGCTGGCTCCGCTGGCTGGATTTATGAAATCAACGGCAACAAGCCGTCCTCTGGGACTCGCTATCCATGTCGCCTCATAGCTCAAGACACTTGCGGCGGGTTTGTATGGGGAACCTTCATTTGCTGCGCGACGACCACAACAACGGCGGCACCAACAACGACAACAACGGCAAGCGGCACCACAACATTAGCACCATGTACAGGCTCTTGTAAGTGGACTTGGAGCGCGTCTAGTTCGTCTTGGAGTCTCGACAGCAATACTTGTGCAGAGGCGACAACAACAACGAGTAGCACTACCTCGACAACTACCAGTACAACCACCAGCACGACCACAACCACAAGCGGAGGATCGACAACCTGTAGTCCTGTCATTCCGACAACAACTACAACTACCAGTACAACAAGTACAACAAGCACAACAACGACAACGCCGGCTCCCTCAAACTGTCAGTGTGTCTATCCGACCTTCTGCGGATCGACAGACGGCGAATGCACCTACACATTCTGCACCAATGGGACAACAAGCGCTCCGATTAACTGCACAGGCACGACCACCACAACAACAAGCAGCGGATCGACCACAACGACAACGGCGGCACCATGTACAACGCCTGGTCCTGGGACTGGTCCCGAAGGTTGCATCAGTCATTCGCCTTGCGTTACCTGTGGATATGTCTGGCATTCATGCCAATCTCAAGGCAACCCTTGCTGTACGCCTTATGGAGAGTGTGTGTGCGTATCGGAGCCTCCCCCTACTTGTGGCGGTGATTGCGAATGGACTTGCTATGCCGATGCCGGATGGGTTTTAAGTGGTGGAGGTTGTGCGGGAGGCGGTTGCGGGGCTTGTGGTGCATGTGGTTGTGAACCCCCAAGCATTGATTGTTCTTGCGGATCGAAGACAAAAACACCGTGCGGCTTTATGTGCGGTTCCGGTGGAGGCGGTACGACTATCAATCCGTGCGCCCCAACAACAACAAGCAACCCATCGACAACAACAACTTGCGCCCCTTGCAAGTGGGAATGCGACGGAACGAATTGGAATCAAACCTCAAGTTGCGCGGCGGGTTGTGGAGGGTGTTGTCCTCCTGTGTTTGCTTGTACCGAAGCATGTCAGACGGCGGAAACTCCGTGTCTCGATCCGGCGTTGTGTACAACCACAAGTACAACAACGACAAGTACGACCACTAGCAGCACAACGGAAGGTCCGACAACAACGACAACGACAACAACCTCGACCACAACCACGACGGGAACAACAACAACCTGTAACCCATCTGCTAATGATTGCCTATGGAACTGTATTAGTGGCTCGTGGCAGCAGGCGTTGATTTGTCCTGCCGATTGTCCGCAAAGCTGTAGTGAGCCTGGTTGCCCATGCGATGCCTCGCTTGAAGGGCAGCAATGGGCGAGCGATTGCAACGGCAATGTCTTGAACAATCCATGCTCGACAACATCCTCGCCGTGCGGTTCGTGTCAATACAAGTGGGACGCATCCAACAATGTTTGGAATCTTTCCTCTGGTAATTGCTCTTGTGGCGGATGTACTCCACCGTATACGACTGGCACTTACGACGGACAGATTGCCTTTGTGAACTGCTAAAATCAATAGCAACTTCCTCCTATATACAACATGAGGAAGTTGCTTATTGGAATGGCTCATTACGATGATTTCGACGGAGTATACTTTACCGTTCAAAGTCTACGCCTACATCATCCCGAAGTAATCAATGACATTGAAGTTGCCGTCATCGACAACAATCCAACGAGCGGACATGCAAACGCTGTCAAGAATTTGCTCAACTGGATTAAGGATATTCCCGCTTACTACATCCCATATACCGAAGTAGGCGGAACATCCGCACCTAGAAACCATCTCTTCACGGTCGGTACGGCTCCCGCTGTCATGTGCATTGATCCACATATCTTGTTTACGCCTGGATCAATCAAACGCTTAATCGACTGGTATGACGGACATCCTGATACCAAGGACTTGTACCAGGGACCAATGATCTACGATGATCTAAAGAACTATGCAACCCATTTCGACGATAGATGGGATGCCGAAATGTGGGGTAAATGGAACACGGCGTTTTATGCTGAACTTGAAAAGGTAACTACGCCATTTTACGAGATGCCTCCGGTTGTCGAAATGCGAGATGGTAAAACCTTCACCCTACCGGACTATCGGGAAACGAACCGTAAAGCCATCCGTCCCGCTGGCGAAAACGCCGATGATCCACCGTTTGAAATACCATCAATGGGTTTAGGATGCTTCACCAGTAGAAGAGATGCTTGGCTAGGGTTTAACAAGGACTTCCGAGGCTTTGGTGGCGAAGAATGGTATATCCATGTCAAATACAGACAAGCCGGACATAAAACAATCTGTCTACCCTTCCTGCGCTGGCTCCATCGTTTCGGTAGACCGAACGGCGTTAAGTACAACCTTCAAGCCTGGGACAAGTGTAGAAACTACGTCATAGGACACAAGGAACTAAACCTCGACCTACAACCCGTCTACGATCATTTCGTCAAGACGGGCAAAATCTCTGAGGACAATTGGAAGGCTCTGCTAGACGGAGCAACTCAACCCGTTTCAACTTCGGGTTGTGGATGCAACAAGCCTCCAACCGCAATTAGCCTTGAAGACGCCTACAACAAAGCCGCGAACACTCCCTCCGACATTAACGAGCATGTTCCGACGTTGAAGGAATTGGCGAGCAAATGCGATCATGTAACGGAGTTTGGCGTTAGAACAGGCGTTAGCACTACTGGACTCTTGGCGGCACAACCTAAACGCCTCGTCTCCTACGATCTAAACGACAGTCCGCAAGCCAGAGCATTAACGAACGTCAAAGGCAAAACGGAGTTTGACTTTATCATCGGAGATAGTCACAATGTAGACATAGAGGAAACCGACATGCTTTTCATTGACACGAAACATACCGGAGAGCATGTCTATGGAGAATTAACGCGGCACCATGCAAAGGTCAAGAAATGGATTGCCTTCCACGATACGGAGATATTCGGCGAGAAGGGAGAGGACGGCTCGCCTGGCTTGCTTCACGGTCTGAGGCGCTTTTTGAAGGAAAATCCCGAATGGAGCGTTATCCGCCATGATGCCAACAACCACGGATTCACCGTGATAAGCCGGCTCGCCGAGGACAAGCCAGAGTTACCATCCGGCATCAAGCAGGCATGGAATTTTGCCAAGGCAATGAGCAAGCATGTTGCCAACGGTCTAAAGGTTTTGACCGAAGAGAAGGTACAGGCTCGCCTCGATCATTGTTGGATTTGCCCATTGCGTAAGGATACCCGTTGTACCAAGTGCGGATGTTTCCTTGAAGAACGTCCCGATGGAGGACCAGGCAAGGCTCTCCTACCGAAAGAATCTTGTCCGCTAGGACATTGGCACGCGGAGGAATGACAATGATTCGACCGCTCTATGGTCCCGATTTCAACGACGATTTCTTTGCAACGCTCGCCGCGCTCTCGGAAACATCAATGCCCAGAGCCAAGGCAGGCGAGATACTACGCAAGCGTATGGCAATGGGAATCAAAACCTTTGTCTACCTTGAGGGAGAGCGTATTATCGGAACGGCATCTATCTTTATCGAGCCTAAGTTTCTCCACAACGGCGGCAAGGTTGCTCATATAGAAGACATTGCCGTTCATCCCGATTATCAGCGCCGAGGTATTGGCTCCGCTCTCGTTGAACATCTTCTCAACCTGGCGAAGCAAGAGGGAGCCTACAAAGCGATTCTCTCTTGTCAAATGAAGAATCTAATCTTCTATGTTAATCAAGGTTTCAAGCAACACGAAATATCTCTCAGAAAGGACTTATGAAACTCTTACCAGTTACAGATAGGAAGAAAGAAGTTGTCGCGCATGCGATGGTAGATGATGACCTTTTTCCTCATCTCTCGAAAATGAGGTGGTACGACAATGGGTGGGGTTATCCCCATACTAATCACCAAAACGATGATGGAAGTAGCATCCATGTTTCCTTGCATTCAATTGTTTTCAAAGACAAGTATGGGCGGCATCCGCTTCCGGGCTACGAGATTGACCACATAGACCAGAACAAGCTAAATGCACAGCGTTCTAATTTGCGTGAGTTAACCAGAAGTTTCAACTGCGCCAACAAACCAAAACAACCAAGAAATACTTCCGGTTACAAAGGAGTCTCTTGGAATAAGAACGAACAGAAATGGGAGACACGAATTCAAGTGAACAGGAAACTTGTCTTCTTGGGCTACCACACAGATAAACATGAGGCAGCAAGAGCCGTTAACCGTGCATATGAGAAACATTTCCCCGGAATATCAATTCCGAATCCAATCGCAGAGGTGTTATGAAAGCAAGTTGTATCTGTCCGACCTACGGGAGATGCCCGAACAAGCAATATCTACTTGAAGAAGCAATCGAAAGTTTCTTGCGCCAAGATCACAAGGACAAAGAATTGATCGTCCTAAACGATTGTCCGCGTCAGGAATTGATATGCAACGCGCCAGATGTTGTCATTGTCAATTACCCTGAACGCTTTACGAGTCTAGGCGAGAAACACAACAAGATGGTATCTCTCACTTCGGGAGATGTTGTCTTTCCTTGGGATGATGATGATATATCTTTACCTCATCGCATAAGCCAAGGCATCAAACATATCGGGAAAGCCGACTACTGGAATCCTCATCGGCTCTACTATTGGGAAACTGGTAAGCCTCCGGTCGATGATCATGGTGGAGTTTGTCACAACGCCTCTTGCTATCTTCGCTCTGCCTGGGTGAGAGCGAACGGCTATCCGCATGTTTCAGGCGCACAAGACGCAAGGTTTGATGTTGCATTAAGACGCCTCAAAGTTGCTCCGCAATTGAAGGGCGAAAAGCCAGCGTACATTTACCGATGGGGAGTATCTGACAGGCACCTATCGGGCTACCATGACCATGAAAAGGCTTATCGAGACATTGGCGAACTATTGATGCCGCAAGGTCGGTTTGTGTTGAAACCACATTGGCGCATAGATTATACCAAAAGCACTTGACAATCAACATTGACTCGCTAATATACCCTTCGTCGGGTTAAACCTGACAGCGAGGCGAACCCCATGCTATAAGGGGGCAAAACCGTCTGTTTGGTGGGATTAACAGAGAGTGAGGACAACTCCGATGGTCCTAGAGAGTTGCGAGCGATACAGCAACTAGGAGCTACCCGAAAGTAGCAACAAAGAAAGCCTCGGTGTCACACAACACCGAGGCTTTTCCTTGCATGACAAATGACTAGCATCTTATGTAGCCTTAGACTTTAGATTCTTGCGGAAGACTCATTTCGATTTCAACCTCTCCCTTGCTGTTCACGATGAAGCCAGTTACTCCACCCTCCTGATAGTCGATCCTTACGGTTGCATACCGATCTTTCCGAGTCCTTGCCTGAACGGAGATAGTGATACGCTCAACTAGGTTAGCAATCAATGCCTTTGCCTTTGTTCTCAGATGCAATTTGTCTTGATCCTTCGCCTTGCGGAGCAATTCGACAAGCGAATGCAAATCATCAAGGTTGTCGGCAGGGTTGCTTGATGCTTTGCTCTCAGCTTCTTTTAACGC